TTCCCTCAGGCCGTAGGCTACTCCTTGCGAACTGCTGCAAAGACGTATCGGGATCTGTCAAAACGCGGGAACGCGTCCGGCAGAGCTATACCCGGTACACTCGGAAACGAGTATCTCAATGTACAGTTCGGGTGGAAACCGCTCATGAACGATCTGCAGAAACTAACGCAGTCGATTATGAGTTCGGATGACTACTTGAAGCAGCTGCATAGAAATAGCGGCCGCGTAGTCAAACGAGGATATCACTTCCCTCGTGAAGAAGCGTTAACGACCAGCAGTATGGCGAAATATTCAACGCCAGGATTTTCTGCTGGAACTTACGCTAACGCCAGAGGCACCAAAGTAACCACTACGATTTCCACCGTAGACACATGGTTTGAGGGTGCATTCACCTATTACTTGGACCTTAAAGGTACCGAGTCGTATGATCGTGTGAAGGCGGCTGCCACAAAGGCACGCCATCTTTACGGGATCAAGGTGACGCCCGACGTTCTTTGGAACCTAATGCCCTGGTCCTGGGCCATCGACTGGGGAATCAACATTGGTGACGTGATGTCTAACGTCGCAATGTTCCAGAATGATGGACTAGTAATGCGCTACGGCTACGTGATGGAGACTCGAAAAGAGACAAAATCACACCGCTTGTACGGCGTCCGCCTGAAAGGTATGGCGGACGACTTGTACTTGGAGCAGACTTATGGTCGAGAGACCAAGGCTCGGCTCCGCGCATCCCCCTTCGGATTCGGCTTGTCGTTTGACGGTTTCTCTAACCGTCAGCTGGCAATTCTGGCTGCCCTCGGAATTTCAAAGGGCAACCATCTCTGAGGCGCGGCATCTGCTGCGTCTCATCCGGCTCGGAAGCACATCGCTTCTGAGTCTTCATCCTAAAGGAGTTTGTTTTGGCACTCAACGATCCCACCACTCTCACGGTTTCCGGCGTCGCGAAGACGCTCAACCGTGTCTCGACCGGTGATAACCGGTCGATCTACAAGAACGACGATGGATCACTAATGATCACGGTCTCGCACGCGTACAACAAGCGCACGAGGTCAGTCGTCCGGGTCGATTTCCAGAAGACTGGAGCCGACCCCTTGTTCCCTGCCCAGAATCTCACCGTCATCGGCCAGACCTATGTGGTCTTGGACCGTCCGAAGGTGGGCTTCACGAACGCGGAGCTCGTCGGTTACCTGGAGGCCCTTGCGGACCTCCTTAAGGTTACTGACTATGCCGAGAAGTTCGTGACCGGGCAAAACTGAGTGGATTGTTCCCCCGCGTCGCGGCGAGCTTTTCTGCGGCGCGGGGACGATCGTTGAACCAGGACTGAGGATGGACTAACTCCCACTATTATAGGAGCAATCCATGAAAAGCCTGATCGACTTCTATGGGAGTGTTGCGACTGATGTCGCAACATGGTGCTGCACTAGCACGTCCGAGTTCGAGGCCTACACACGCGATGTTGAGCGTGATCAAGGTTATCTTACTCGGCGCGTCAAAGCGGAGGGGATGGAATTCTTGACCATCACCTTGCCAGCATTCCGGAAGGAGCTCGAAAGAGCTCTTGATCGGGGTGCTGTCGCCGACGAAGCTTTTGAAGGGTACCGAAAGGGACCCGGCAAGAGCTCGAAGCTGCCGTTGTATAACGGTTGGCTTCTTCGGCTAATCTTTGACGTTGAAACTGGTGCTCTTCTGGACGAAGTCAACAGCGAGGCTATCCGCGGGATCCGCCAATTGGCGGGTCTTTTCGAGAAACTCGAGCTTGAGTGCAGCGATGCACGCAAGGCTGATGCCTTGTTAACCTTTATCCAGACTGATGAGGAAGTGAGACGACATCATGACGACGAGGAAATTCCTCGTGATCTTTTCTGTCGTGTTGGTGACCTACTGTTCTCTTCCATTCTGCGTCTTACTGATCGTAAGGTACGGAACAGGGAGCTTATAGGTCGCCACGGCCCCGGGAAAACAGCTGATCGGCTTTTGGGCAACCAGAAGTGGACTCAGAGTACGTGGACCTGGCGTTTGGAGGAAGGGGGATTCGCATCTAGCGACTTCCTGACTCTGAATGATCGGCATTACGAAAGTGCCGAGTGCATTCGCTTTCTCGAGCCTGGGCAAGAACTGCCTGTAAAGGTAGTCCTTGTTCCTAAAACGCTGAAAACACCTCGTGTAATAGCAATCGAGCCTACTGCAATGCAGTATGCTCAACAGGCTGTTGCGCGTGAACTCGTCCGGAACATCCGGCGAGATCCTATTTTAGGAGGTATGATCCTTTTCGATGACCAGAGACCTAATCGGCTTCTGGCGCGGCGGGGCTCCTCTTCTGGGGCCCTGGCGACGCTGGATCTCAGCGAAGCATCGGATCGTGTTTTCAATGGGTTGGTGGCTGACCTGTTTGGGCGGTTTGAGGATTTGTCCTCAGCCGTTCAGGCCTGTCGTAGCCACCGTGCTCATGTACCTGGCCATGGGGTTCATCCCCTAGCCAAGTTCGCGTCTATGGGCTCCGCTCTTACGTTTCCGGTCGAAGCGATGGTCTTCGCGACTGTCATCTTCGTTGGGATTGAGAGAGCGTTAGGGCGCCAGCTCACGGTTAGGGACGTTATGTCCATTAGCCGTGATGTGCGTGTCTATGGGGATGATCTCATTGTTCCCAAGACATACGTGCTATCTATCGTAGGGGCGCTGGAGGACTTCGGTCTGAAGGTTAACCAGCACAAGTCTTTCTGGACTGGGAAGTTCAGAGAGTCTTGTGGAGAGGAGTTTTACGACGGGCATGACGTGAGTTATGTCAAGCTTCGTTCGTTAATTCCTCGCGATAGACGGGACGCTTCTTCGATCGAGTCAGCCATTTCCACCAGAAACCAATTCTATAAGGTTGGTTACTGGAAGGCAGCTGACTTTCTTGATCAGCGGCTGGCCCAGGTTCTTACCTGGTATCCAATCGTTGGTGATCGATCGAACCTGCTTGGGCGAAACTCCTTTCTGGTTGGGAAATCTCCGACTAAATGGATGGACCCAGATCTGCAGACTCCTCTCGAGAGAGGGTGGGTCGTAAGATCTCGGTTGCCCGTCAATGCCATCGACGGACATGCTGCCCTAATGAAGTGTTTGACTTCAAGAGGTGATGATCCTTTTGAGGACCCAGAACACTTGCTGCGAC